TGCTAAAAACTGTGCTTGATTTACATAATCGAGCGATCCATTATTTCTTGCAAATAGTAATGCGCCATTAGTCATTTTCTATTAATTTTTCTACCGAACGTTTTTTACCTAGTGCTACATAACTGTTATGATAGTCGTTAGAAGCTTCAAAGTAAATATCTAAAATATCTTCTGAAAACTTAGCTAAGTCTGGTATCATTACTGGACGATCATTATCATCAGTCAAAACAACATCAGTATCTGCACCTTGCTTTACTAGTAAGTCTATAAATGTAATTAATTCTCTTGTAATAGTAAACTGAGAACCTTCAGTAAAATATATTAAACTTTCTTTAAACTTTTCTTGAAGAATACGTTTTTGATTATTAATCGTAACCATATACTTGCTAAAGTCAAGAGCCTTTTCTAATCTTTCGTCCATACTACCTCCTGTTAGTGTTAAGTATAACACAGATTGTTTAGTAAGTCAATATGAATGTACTTATTATTACAGGTTACTTGTAGAGTTGTAAGTTGGTGCTGCTACGCTTACAGTGGTAACTGTGCTAGACCCTATTACCATTGTGCCATTTGCTCGTAGTACAGACGGTTGTACTGTTAACGTACCTTGAACGTCTTCATCGACATCAGTACCTTGTCCGTCAACACCGCCTGTGTTAACATCGTCAAACACTACATTAAATCTAATTCTAGAAGTGTTATCTTCTTTTGCCTGGATATAAAAGATATTACCTGTATACGTTGATGCTGTTTTTTGCCATATAGTTTGATAAGAAGAAGTAAGATCATAGTTACCGATACTTGAAGCAGTGCCATAACCTGTGCTGTGTATAGTACTTGTATAACCAAATTCAACGTGTCCAGTTCCGATTATACCCGACCATTCTACACCTTTTGTAGAGTTATCGCCTGTTTGTGTAGAATCTATTTTCACTCTACTACCTGCATTAAAAAATTCTCTACGTGCAGCAGCATCTGCAAATGTTACTGTAAATTCATGATTTACAGCGCCATTCCAAGGAGTTGTTCTGCTATTACTTGAATATGAAGTTTCAGAACGTTGACTAGTATGTAGATCAAATCTATTGTTTTCGCAATCGGTCATTAAACCTTCGAGATAGGTTATATGGCTTTCTTCGATTTTATCAGTACTAGTTGTGTTTGTAACGTAATCGCCTGTTACATAAGGACTTTGAATTGTTCCGAAAGCAGTTGTTCCAATTTGATGAACTCTTGCTCTTACAATATCGCTATAAATATCTAAATATTGCTGTTCACTAATTAAGTCACCGCTAGATGTTGCTGCTACTGTTGTAGAATCAATACTGTTTCCGTAACCGTATGTTTCGTTAGCACCTGCAGAAGAATCACCCATTACTGATAATATTCGAGTACGTAGATTATTATATCGTGTTGCTGTAATAAAGGTAGGCATTAGAACTCCTGTCAAAACTATATTATAGTATATATAGTTTATTTACTTTACAAGGTCGTTATGTTTTGATAAATTGGTGCAGGGACCTCGATATAAAAATCAATTAAATCATCACCAGTTAGTGTGCTTTTTGCTCTTAAATGATTTACACTGCTCTTTAAAGTTCCGTCAATTAAATCGTCTTCTGCGCCGGATTCTAAATCATCAAATACAATTTTAAACTGTATTTCTGAATCAGATATTTCCTTTGCATACATTTCCATTAAATTTTGGTTATACGTAGGATATATTCCACCATTGCTTATTTTAGTATAAATTAATTGGTACGAAGTTGTTAAATCATAGTTGCCAATTGCAGAGGGTGTGCCTTGGTCAGTTGTGCTAGTATCACTATGGTTAAACTTAACTATACCTGCTCGTTGTAATAGAACACTCCAGTCATTGCCTTTAGGAGTTGCATAACCTAAATTAGATGTTTCTATCCTAAGCTCACCACCGCTATTGAAAAAATGTCTACGATGACCAGAATTATTAAAAGAAACTTTTACTTCGTGTATAAGTTGTCCATTCCATTGTGAAGTTCTAGTGGACGAAGTACCTAATTCAACTACCGACTGCGTCGAATCGACTAAAAATTTATCAGTTTCAATTCTATCCATCATTCTTTCTAGATCAGCAATACCCTTAAATTCAGCATCAGCACCTGGGGAGCTTGATTCTTCGCCTACGATATCAACTCCGGCTATAAATTCAAGATTTTTTACTTGATCAGTTATTTCAGCATTTACTAAACCAATTTGATGTAATCTTGCTCTTATTAAATCTTTATATAAGTTATTAAAAGATTGTGCAGTAATATTAACTTGCATATTACCGCCAGGAGTGTTTGTTACTTCCTCACTACTTATAGCGCCGCCATAACCTGAAGCTCCTTGCCCATATCCGGTTTGTCCGGCACCAGTTCCTAAAACTGCTGCTATTCTGTTTTGCAATAAGTTAAACCTTGATGCTGTAATTAAATCTCCGACGGCCATTTATTTTTCCTTTATACCTTAAGAACACATTCTACTAATTTTTCGCCCTCGTCGTTATTTGTTTCTAGTGCTATGCCTACTAATGCTGTTGAGGCAATAGTTGTGCATACACCTTCTGCCCAAGCATACACTGCCATACCTTTTGAAACTGGACCTTTTACTCTTACTGGTAAACGTCCTTTAAGTCCGATATATTGCCCTTCAGCTTCGCTATTCATCATATATGCAGGATCTGTTGATACAACACCGATACAAAATGAACTTGCACTTGCTGGTTCTACTTCATGATCTGGATGTCCGCATACTGCAACTGCTGTACCTGCTGGTAATTCTTCAGCAGTGGTATATTTCTCTGCAAGGTCAGCAAATTGTGCTTGTGTTGCAGTACCATGGAATACATTTGCTGTTAAATCACCGCTTGCATCTCTAGCTGCGATAGTATTTCCGCCAGCTGCTATAGATGCTGTTTGAAAACCAGCTGCGCCAGCAGCAGGGTCATTTACTTTAAGATTAGTTGCTTTATCAGCTTCGCCTCTAAAGTTTGTAGCATATACTTCTGCCCACTGTAATGTACTTGATCCTAGATCAGTTACATTATCCAATACAGGAACTAATCCTGGATGTGTAATTTTTGCTACATCAGTTAGTGTACCTGAAGCGTTTGTTGTTTTAAAAATTATTTCACTGTTACTACCATTATTGTTTGATAATATACCTGCGCCGCTTTGTGTAGATAGACCAAAGATACCATCTATAGTTGCACTAGGTGCAGATATTCCTGAACTAAAATTAGCAGATGCAGTTAATGCATACGCACTTGCTGCTACGCCGCCTAACATAGCTGCGTTTGATGCTGTACCGTGGTAAACATAATCATTTCCGACTACATTAGTACTGTTAGTTACACCATTATCAGCAGTTAATGTATGCTTTAGTGTTGTACCTTTTTTAATTCTGTCAAATCCTGCTATAGGATTAATTGACCCTAAGTCAAATTCGTCATTGCTTATAATAAATGAAGTTTGATCATTAATTACAGCTTTAATAATAGTTTTAGATGCACCTAAAGTATCAACTACTTGTTCACTTACCATGTTAGTAATACCCGAACCAGCAGACTGAGGACCAACTAGGGTATATTGATTATCTCCTGCTGTGCCGTTATGCACATATAACTGGTTGTTTACTTCATCCCACCAAAAATCACCTTTAACAAGTGTACTAGGTGCGCTTGATGCTATCTCAGAGCCGCCTGTTGACTTCCAATACCCAATCCCTGGCAATGCACCAGGAGTAGCAACAAAATATTTTAGTTTACTATTTGTAGAATCGTACCATAGCTGCCCTCTAATTGCTCTAGTTGGTGCGTTTCCGCCTGCAAAGTTTTCTAACAAGAACAATAAGTTCTCGTTTTGGATCTCTCCGTACCCTGCGTAGTTTTTACCAATAAATTTGATATTGGTTGTTTGATCTATAGTTCCATCTTCTACTGTTGTTAACAGTGAATTGTCGAATCTATCAATTTGATAAGCCATATTCTGTACCCCTAAATGCTATTATTATTTATCGTATCTTTATAAACTTTCAAGACCTATGTTTACCCATTCAATTGTTGTAATGTTAGTAACAGGATCAGTATTTGCCTGCACTTCATAAGTTAAAAGTTGTCTGTTCGGATTTGTGAATTCGATGTTGTTAAACGCAATATCTCGAACCACTGGTTGATTTTCTGTACCATTTTTGTCAACAGCAACCGTTGAAATATTCTTTGCTGTTTCAATATTAATTGTAACACTACTATAACTAGTTGTGTGTATTCTTGCTATTTTACCGACGTTAACAGATTCAACTGGAAACAGCCCTGCTAGGTAAGAAGCAACAATTTCTAGATATGCTAAGTTAGTATCGATTCCAGTAACGTCTAATGACATAGCTAATGGCTGTGTCAATGTCGTATTATCAACATACACTTTATTAGCAGCATCGCCCGGATTCTGTGGTGTAGCAATACCACTTATTCTAGCAACAGGGTTAATTTGTATCGAGCCGCCTGTAGTAAATGTAACGTTACCTGTAGCTTGTAAATTTAAATTACCAGTTGCTAAAACAGTGTTACCGTCTATATTAATGTTATCTACATCTAGATACACTAATGTACCTAGTCTAACTAAATCATCTGCAAAGTTAATATTTTGTAAACTATTTTCTGTTAGTTTGATACTACCGTTAATTTTATAACTTAACGATTCGTCCGTTAGGTTCATATCTTTATTTGCTTCCCAAGCATTAGAATCATATTCCCATAAGAACGTTTTATCGCCTTGTGTAGATCTAACAATAATACCACCGCCGTCTGCAAATAAATCGTCTTGTGCTGTACCGTCAGCAGTAACAGCAAGTTTAATTGATTTATCCAAAACTTGCAAGGTTGTAACTTCAACGCTTAACTGTTCACCTTCAACAACCAAGTTGCCTGTTATTCGTGTATCACCTTCAACGTCTAATGTATATAACGGAAGTCGGTCAATATTCATTATACCGACTCTACCTTCACTAGCATCAATGTATACAGCGTTAGTTAAGTTACCTAGGTTAGCACCAGACACAACTCTTAAAGCAAGGTCACTGTTTGAAATAGGATTTTCAATAAAGAAATTAGCACCCTGTGGACGCATACTCATAATTGTATTAGTAGTATTTGAAAATATCAAACCGTTTGTGTTTCTTATTTCTAATCTACCAGTTGTTAAACTATCAATATCAGATCTAATAAACTGATCAGCATTAAGTAATTGTCCGTCAGTTGTTGCTAAGTTTGAAGTACTTTCAGCAATACCTATAAATTTAAAATTTACTTTATCGTATACGTTAAAGCCTTTGAATATAATACCGTTAGGGTTACTTGCTGATACTAGTGCCGGAATTCTAGCAACTACAGCAGGAGTAAATTCAGTATTACTAAATAATCCAGTTTCTTCGTTATTAATATATAGTTTAGCAACTGTAATCTCAACTTCTGTAATACTTTTAATAGTTTCAACAAAGAAACCTGTTTTACCTTGGTTTTTAGTAAAGCTCGGTCCAATTAATAATGGATCGCCGCCGCCGTCAAAAAAGTATAATTGGTCATCACTGTTGTTAAACCAAAAGTCGCCAGCTGCTAGTCCAATAGGCTGTGTTGACTGAATAAACGGTTCACCTGTTGATTTCCATTCTACGCCAGTGTAAATTTTTAACTGGTTGTTTGCGCTATCCCACCATAACTGCCCTGTGAGCGGATTGCTTGGTGCAGCAGTGTTAGAAAAGTTTTCAAGCAATTTAATAAAGTTTTCATTAAAAACTTCACCGTAGCCTCTGTATCCTCTGCCTACAAGTGTTAAGTTTGTGCTTGTAGTGTCAATCTTTCCGTCAATTAAGTCTACTAATACTGCACCATTTGTTTTATTTAATTGATAGCTCATGTTGATGTTCCTGCGTATATAATGTAATTCAATGCCAAATACGGGTTCATAACGTTAAGTGGCGAACCTAAGGCGCCGCCTGTTTCTATGCCGCCTGTAGTTGTCTTTCCTTGATAACCCGAGGCACCTGCTTCTATAGATATAGGAATACCGTCTGGATCGGTTAATAACTGCCCCGGGTTATCTGGATCCTGTGCTTTCTGAGTGATAGCATAGAATTGAGATTCGTCACCTTCTAAAGTATGATCATGATCTGGTAAATTCTGTGTGTTAATTGAATAGGATTGATTTCCCTGTGATTGTCCTAATGTATCTGGGCCACCACCTTCAAACGCAATACCTGTAAAGCTAAATGTAGCAATTCCGCCTACGGTTAAAGAGTTAATTGTAATTACTAGATCATGAGTAGGTGTAGCACCTCCAAATATAACTCCAGAAATTGTAACTTTTTCTGTAACTGTATAACCAGTACCTGGATTAGTAACTTGTACATTATAATTTCCAGCATTAAGTTGCACACTGAATACAGCGCCAGAACCAGTACCTGTTGTAGATGTTTGTTGAACGTTAGTAAAGCTTGCAACTGATCCAGTAACACGGTTTGCTGCTTGTCCGCCCATATTGTCGACACCCAAAGGAAATCTACCTCTTAAATCAGGTAATCCAAATTTTAGATCGCCGCCGTCGCTAACTAAACTTGCTGGTTTAAAGTTATGTCCTAGTACTTGCCATAGATCGTTGTAGTCAGTTTTAAATACTTCTTGCCCTGTACATAGTAACCAACCCGCGGGTGCTGTAACACCTGCATATGGCATAATACTACCAATTGGTGTAATAGGCACAGATGCCAATAAATCAACTTTGTTTACTTTATATAGTCCTGAATCTGCACCTGTAGTTTTGTTAATTAACAGTTCGTCTGTATTACTAATTAAATCAGCTCTAAGTTTTGTTTTACTAGCAACAATATCGTTTGATATCGAAACTTCAAATACCTTTTCAGATCCTGACTGTCCGTCAAACTCAAAACTATTACTTGTAAAATCGCCTTGCATTCTAAATGTAGTTGCATTTGTTAGTTTGTCAGCAGTAGTCGATCTACCAGTAACATTACCAGTAACATTACCAGTCACATTTCCTAAAAATGATTCTGCATACATTCTTTTAAAAGGAGCAGATGACGATCCTATATCGTAAGAATTAATGTCTAATGCAGGCAATATATGAGCATTTACTACAGTGCTTCCGGCAATATTTAAACCGCCGCCTATATGTAAATCTTGAGCAATCCCTGCGCCACCTTTTACTACAAGTGAGCCTGAACTAAAGTTAATAGCATTTTCAGTATTACTGGCTTCTATTTTACCCGTATTAGTAGGATCCGAAGTATCGACTGTTGCTTTAATATTACCTATAACATCAAGTGCTTGACTTGGTGCAAGGTTATTAATACCTACTCTTTCTTCACTATTAATTCTTAAAACAGTATTAAAAGATTGATCTACATCTTTAAGTATCATATCTATCGAAGACACTTGGTTATTATTTTTTAATTCAACTGACGTACCATTTACGCCTACTTGGAATTGACCATCTGTTCCAAGTTTAAATCCGGAGTTATTATTGATTGTGAGCTGTTCGTTTAAAATTGCACGAGCGTCAGTTCTTATAAATTTTTCAGCAGCAACTTCAACTGCGCCGCCGCTTTCAACAACTATAAGTCCTTTAGCACTTTCAGCTATCCCAATAAATTTTATAGGATTGTCTATACTACCTTCATTACGTAAATTAAAACCCTTCTTAAGAGTACCAAACCCACTAATAGCAGTTTTAGGTGTAAAATCTTCTGCGCTTACAATAGCATATGGTATATCCTGTATATACATAATGAATATACTTTTGCTTAGATTATCAATATCTAAAACAGTTTGTGCTCTGCCGCCTGTAAGTAATCCTGTTCCTGCTTCAGGTCCAATTAACAACCAAGTATTTCCTGAGAAGATATACAGTTGTTGATTAACTGTATCAACCCATAAGTCACCCGGTGACGACTGGTTAGACAATGGCTGTGAAGCTGCTTTTACAAATCCACTTGCTGTACGCCATTGGGCACTATCATATATTTTTAATTGATCAATGCCGGTTGAGGTGTCGTACCATAATTGCCCTTCGATAGGGTTACTAGGTTCAGATGCACCTGCAAAATTTTCTAATAAATGTAGGAAATTATCAGCAATTGCTTGTCCATAACCAATTGCACCCTTACCTGGAAATTTTAAACTAGTATCAATTAAGTTAATTTCTCCGTCGCTAATTTCGATAGATCCTTTATTTACAAAGTCTGTAAATTTAACTGTATAAGGCATTATGCATTACCTCCTGACAAACTCTGTATTCTCACTGTATAGTCAATTTGTATTAGTCTGTTTAATGATTTCTGTACAGGATGAAAGATAACATGTGTAATTAGTTTGCCTGATTCGTTTGGATCACTTGATTTACTACGCAACCCTAATTCATCAAATATATAATCACTAGACAAATCAGTAGCATTATCAAATGCTTCCTGTGCAGGAGGCTCTGAATAATCTAATAAACAACTTACAAGTATGTCTGTATAATTTGTTCCTGTAACGTGTCTAATTTCTAAATAATTACTTTCTGGATTATTGTTAAGCAATCCATCGTCAACTACAACTTTTGAATATGTTTGATTGTAAAGACTTGCATTTGCACCTGTACTGTTTGGTGTTAGGTATGTAATAATACCTGTTGGATCAACACTTGTGCCGCCGTTGCCGAAGCTCATTTCGTATATAAATCCTTTACCTAAGTTTGCCATACTTTCTGCAAGAGCAACACTCATATTTTCATAGTGTATTGCATTACGTTTTTGTACAAAAACTTCGCCATTGCTAGGATCGTATATCTTAATATGGCCCTGTACTGCTATTCCGTTTAAATCTGTTATACTGTTCATGTTGTCTTCCTATACAATGTATTTATTAGTTTCCGGATCTCAAAAAGAACCCGATACTTGTTTCTGTTTCAGTTATTGATTCGCCTATTACATTCCACATTGAGCCTTTTTTTCTAGTTACTACAATGTTTCTAGTGGCAAACTCTAGCAATGACGAATTAGTAATATCAATTATTGCTTGTACTGGCGTGTCGTTTTCGATTACATATGACAATGTAAAATCTGCTGCTACATCTTCATCACCTTCAGGCGAGTCTTGTGCTATAGCAGAATTATATAATTTAGACGTTTTACCAGTTAGTCTAATACCATTAATAAAGATTTCAAACTCATCAATCGAATTAGGTATAAATCCTAATTCAAATGTACTTGCAATTGAAGATACATCTGCACTATCAACTGTTTGTGTTTGTGTTACATCTTCATATGTAATATTTTTTGTTCTACTTTGATCATAAACTGGTGTACTTAGTGGATGTACATCACGTACTCCTGTGCCAAGCGTTCCTCGACGTATAAGTCTAAGTCTATTTTCATCCTTAACTAGATATTCAATACGCTCCTTACCTATCCACAGCACACCAGGTAAATTTAGTTCTCTGTCTGGATTAGGTAAGTTAGTTGCATCTTTAACTTCAATTTGTAAATCATACTGTGTGAGTTCTTTTGAAAGTTTAGTTGTCGGGCTATCAATACGCTTATAAGTTGTATTATTTGTTATGTCTTTAAAAATTCTATAACTGTATACTGCACTATCTTCTCCTTTAGTAGTAACTTGCATATCTAATGTATCTTGTACTTGTCCTGGAACTAGTTCTTCTACACTTTTTGCACTTTCAGGAGTAACAAAATTATCACCATCGATTATAATATCTTCAGGTCTTTGTCCACTTGCATTTAAATAATTTAAATCACCACCACTAATATCAGTATCATAAGTTGCACCGTAAGGTAAAATACTACCATCGCTTGAAGTTTTTCTCACAACAACCCTTACATATGATTCTCCTTCTCTAATTGCAGTCATTATTCCAAGGTCATTTAAATTAATTACCTGTGTTTCACCGTCGCCAACTAATGTTTGACAAGTTGCATTTAGGTTAGATTGTTGATCAGTGCCAAAGTTTGCGTCATCATGTCTAATGTTACTAAAGATATTATCGTTAGAATCTATACCAATTCTATAAATGTTATATGACACATCTAATTCTAGTGCTCTAGGTAATATTATACTTGTACTAGAACCATCAAGTTCTACAATTAAATCTTCTAATTCTTCATCAGCGTCATACTCAAAATCAGTCCATTCGCCGTTGCCCCAGCCTCGTTCTGTTCCAAAATCTAATGTATCAATTTGTACACCAGCGTAATCAATACCGTCCATTAATTGTGCTGCATCTTTACTAATCATATTATCATTTGGATTATATGAAAATTTAATTCTATCGATAGCATTTAATATTTCTAAACTTTTGTTATAAACAACAGTAACGGTATCGCCTATAGCAGGTGGTGTATTTAATATAACTTGTCCTTTATATCTTGTATAACCCTTAGACATATCTTGAAGATTAGTTACTGAATATAATCCTGATAAAACTTCATTACCTGCTACATGTACTTCGTATGTACCTTTTAGTAGTTGCATCGGCCATTCTAAATCAAATGTTGTTTGTGTTCCAGTTCCAGTAAACGACTGTGTGTACTCTAATGTATTTACGGATTGAGTTAGTACTGGCCAATTTCTATCAAATTTAATTGTAGATCTAATTGTTCTAGTTTTACTTCTACCTAAGACAGGATAAGCTGTTGCTTGAACTCCTTCTGAATTAGGTGGAGGTGCTATTTGGATAGTTGGCATTGAAGTGTAACCTTCACCTGGATATACAATTTTTAATCCAGTAATATTTCCATACCCGATAAATGCTTCTATTACTGCACCATCGCCGCCGCCACCGATAACTTCGACTGCTGGCTTTGTTGTGTATTCAGTGCCTTCATTTGTAATTTTAATATCAGTAATTTCAAAACCAACATTATCTAACCAATTACGTCTTGGATATTCTGTAATGTTATCATCAGTTGTTACTATTTCTCCGTTTGTGACTTTAACACTGTTAGGAACTATTTTTTCTTTTACATCATCGTAATAAGTTGGTAAATCAAAATCAGTTACAGAAGTATTTGTTTCTTCTATTTTTGTATGATTACTAATAAATTCTCTTAATACAGTTTTAAAAGGTTTTACTTCTTCTATATAAGACTTATAATTATCTAAATTATCAACATTAAATGTTATGTCTTGTTCTAATGTACTTGCATGATGTTTTACTTTAACAAAACTTGTTTTAAAGAACCAGTCCACCGAACGTTGTTCGTTCAAGATATATCTCAATGACGAAATAAACAACTGGTTATATTCATTTTGTAAGTTTCCAACAAATATATCGTCTCTAATTGTTTCTAATATTATTCTTAATTCAATTCTAGGATCTTTATCAAAGCTAAAATTATCAAAACTTCTATTATCAAATCCTGTACTAGAATCTACGCCATAAAGCGATGATAAAAGTTTAATTGTACCATTTTGTCTGCCAATAGTATCATAAACTTGTGTAAAATCTTCATTATCTGTTATAGATTTTCTTTTAAGCAATAACCAACCGCCTGTGCCTACATTTTCAACTTTTATAATTTGACCTAATCTTGCATCAGTTCCTTCTATTTGATATGTGCCTTTTACGTAATGGTCAACTTTTGATAATGCATTATATCCGTCTGCATACCAATCAATATACTGCCAATATTTTGGAACGGAATAACTTTGTACTTTTGTTTTTTGCCATGTTTCTTCCGTAGAATTATATCTATAAATAGCCCACGAATTATCTGATAATGTATTATCAGTTGTAACAAGAGCACTATACGCTCTTACTGTAATAGTAGTATTATCGTCATAATTTGATCCATTATCAGTAATATTTACACGGATTACTTGTCCTAAATTATTAATTTCTATTTCAAAATTAGCATCTTGCCCTATGCCATTTATTGTATAAGTAGGAGACACTTTATATCCTCTACCAGGATCTAATATCTGCACGTTAGTTATTTTACCGTTAGTTATAACTGGCTTTAAAATTGGTGTTTTTATTTTTGAGTTAATAGAAGTAAGCTCAGTTTCATTATTAAATATAACATCAAATAATCTAGAATTAATAGTAGGTAATTCGTCAACTGAATTTAAACGTTGCATATCAACATTATCCACTATATTATTATTTTCTAAAACTATATTAACTCTATCAACAAGATTTTTTAAAGCCTCTGTTCTATTTTTGAATATGCTTTGACGTGGATTATTTTGTATACCGTATCTGTTTTTTTCTAATAGTACAGGATCAGGTATAGCCCTGTCTAACTTATCAAATCCAATTAGACTATCAAACCATTTTGTTTCGATGATCGGGTGTGGTGTACTATTTTTTAAACCATCTGAAA